CGGAGCATTTGAAACTCATGCGCGTGACAGCGCGATACATCACATCAGCGGCAGCGCCTTGGATGGGATAGTTTGACGCCACGGGCATAGACCGCTCATTCTTGTGAACGTAGACTGTGCGGCCAGACTTGATCGGCAGCAGCCCTGTGGCGTTCATCTGATCGAACATCTGATGGCGCAGCGCATAGGCGTAGGGATACCGCTCCGCCCACTTCTCGACGTATTCCGCCGCCTCGCTATCCGAGCAGCGCAGCACCATAGCCAGAGCAGCGTTGCCAGCGCCGTAGGTAAGCTGGAAGCTGAATGCCTTGGCCTTGGAACGCATCTCCTTAGCCCGTGGGTCTTTGGCCTTCAGGCGGGCCTTGAAGTCCGTGGGATCGACGCGAAACAGCGTGATGGCCGATTCGGCGTGAACGTCCCCAAAGATCACATCTTGCTTCAGTTGCTTGTCGTTGCTGACTTCCGCCAAGACGCGCAGTTCGATACCGCTGTAGTCGGCCAGCACCATTTCAGTGTCCGGCGGCGCGATGAAGGACCGCCGCACCATAGGATTGCGCGGGATATTCTGGAGGTTTGGGTTCGACGACGAATAGCGGCCTGTGATGGCTTGGGCGATGTTGAAGCGCCCGTAGACGCGCCCTGCCAGCCTCTGCTTGTTCAGCAGCACTTCGCCGTAGGTGCTTAGGTATTTGTCCGCCCGATTGAACACCATCAGCGCCGCAAGCCAGCGCGAGAATGGGTAGGGGGAACGGAAGGACGCCTGACGCAGTTGCTTGCGGTCAGTTTGGAGTTGCTCTGACTTATCAGTCTTGGGCCACGCCTTTAGACTTGTCTCGTCCATGACAGTCTTGATGAAGTCAGAGAGTTGCTTTTTTGAGCGAAGGTTCGCAATCAGGTCTGGCGGCGTGTAGTGCCGCAGGACTTTCTCAGCCACATCGCGCCGCAGCGACCACATCTTAATCAGACCGCTGTGATGCTCCTCGTCGATGCTCATGCCTGTGTCTTCCATTTCCGCCGTGCCGCGCCATGCGTCATTCAGAACGTAGAAGCCGGCCATCTGCTCCGCCGTCAGCGCCGCAGACCACATCATGTAGAGGTTGTAGGTATCCTCTGCATCCTCGAAGCCGTAGTCATACTGCTCCAGCGACAAGTCTTCCTGCGACCAGTCCGACACTTGCAGATGCTTGTTGTCGCGGGCCTTGCCTAAATCGCGCTTGGCAACCTGAATGGCGCTGCATTCCTCCTTGAAAGCGCAGTAGGTGCAGCCACCGTTGGTCAGACCCTCTGCTGGCAAATCCATGACATCAGTGTCGAACAAAATCGCCGCACGGATTTCCGCCCGTTGCGCTACCTCACCGCCGTCATAGGCCACGTTGAATTGCTTGTGTCGCTGGAAGTCAGAAGCGTCCACATACAGCACTATCGCTTCCGCAACGTGGTAGTTGTGCATCGCCAGCAGCCACATATTTTGCTGCACCTGTGCGTAGTGCTGCGGCTTAGGAGCCGTCATCGCTTCCAGATTGGTGCGCGGATCGACTGACTTAAACTCCAGAAGCACCCACTTGCCGTCGATCATCACAAGGCCGTCAGGCGTCCCAGACAGGCCGCTCTCGTCGTGCAGGAACGACCGCTGCTCATCGCCAGCGAACATAGGCAGCAGCAAGGCGCGGCGCAGTTGATCGACGACCCACGCCTCGACGGCATGGCCGCGCTCTGCCATGCCCCACTTGTCGCTCTCGCGGGGTGTGGTTTTGGAAAACTTCAGTTCGCGCAAGCAGCGCAGATTTTCGGAAGCAGTCAGGACCGCGTTGCGGTCAAGGTAACAGTCGTCGTCGCCATACAAAGGCCAAGCGGACTTGTTCAGCTTAACGCCGTCTTCGATGATTTTAGCTAGGTCGATTGCCATTTAGCCCTCCAGTTGCGTTAGGACAAACACAGACTGATCATGGGGCCGTTGCGATGGTGCGCTGGTCATGGTCGTAGCAGTTAACGTGTCTAGTGTGTTTGTCTATGGGTAGAGTAGTTGGATAGTCTAGCTAGTGTCAAGCCTGATCGTCGATGATGTGGCGACATTCTCCGGCGATAGCGGCGTAGGCTGCGGCGTCCACATAGTTGTCCTGCTTATGACTAGCCCCAGTGCGCGACACCTTTGCCATGACCATGATCCAAGCCATGTCCTCGGAGGACAAGTATATGTCTAAATTATACTTGCCAGTTAGATAGGCTTGAACGAGCAGGGCCATGTTAGTCAGGTTCTCATGCGGCGGGCCATAGGCTTTGTTGCGATCACCAGCAGTCAGGGTCGCTGCCTCGCTGAGAATGTTTTCGCGCACAGATGCCATAAAAGTCTCCATGATTCGTTGAGGGGCTATGTTAGGTTGATTGGGCCGTAGCGCAGTCCGTCAACTTACCATTTGCTCAAAACGTCCTGTTGTGCCGTTTGATGCGCCCCTCAGTTACGACTCCTAGCGCAATCACTTGTCGTCGCGCAAGAGGGCGAGAACAAGATTTTCAATCTCGTCGAGGCTGTCTTTGAGTTCGCTGTTTCTCTGTGTCGAGAGCAACCGCTTTGCGCGCTTTAGACAGTTGAGCAGCTTTATTTGTGTGGCTTGCATCGGGCGTCTCCCACGGCGGACAGGCTAGACTTACGGCGCGTTCAGGTATCTCAGAACTGCTATAAGCAGCGTGACTCCTGACTATAACGTGTTTTACTAAAGTCGTAGTCATCTTTTTCTTTCCTCCGTAAACCTTGCGATAGCTGCGTCAAGCACAGCGCGTTTGTGGGCGCTGCCGCTGCGCCAAGTATCCTGAAGAAACCTACGATCAAAGCCAAGTGCTTCGCTCGCAGCCGACATGGACCTAAACTCGACTCCAGCTATGACAGTCTTTTTCGGGCTGGTTTTGCCTAGCCCTAGCAAGTCAGCTTTGCCTCTATCTAGCGCCCCGTAAACTCCCGCTACGCTCATGCCAAGGGCTTGCGCCGCTTCTTTAACTGACTCGTAGACCACGCCTCTGACTTTGACTTTCACTTCTTCTGTTCCTCATGCTGCCGCCATGCAAAGTCAGCTTCTCTTATGCTTAAAGCCTCGGCCCTAATTCTGTTGATATCTGGGCCATTTTTCTTAACCATATATTCCACCAGTTTGATTTGCTCGTCGGTTGCCCACCATGCAGGTAGCCGTCGATAACCTGCTGCCCGTAGGGCATTGCTTGCTTTTCCCATATTGGCTTCCTATCAGGGCAGTCGCGCCCTTGGTTGCAGTCGTGGTTACAGGGTGGGCAGGTCACGGCTCAATCTCCACCGATACAGGCAGCGTCTCGCACTCCATGTTGTAGTCATAGTCCAGCGTGTCACCGACAGGTTTCATTGCGGCCTTGCAGGCTTCTTCTGTAATGTAAGGGATGCCATAAACATCCCCTTCCATTGGGCCAGATAACATGGTGATCCAGAGTATGGTCATTGTTGCGGTCATCTGCGTCCCCGTTCCCAAGCTGCGCGAGACAGCCGATTGGCCAGTGCATCCATGTCCTCAATGCTGATTTGTTTGTTGGCCATTATTGTCCAGTAAACCAAGTCCATGAACCGCTTGGGTGGTAACACTTGACCCGCATTGCTGATGCCAAGTGCTGCTTCTGACTGGATGTCACGCTTAGGCATTGCTTCTACTCTCTTGCGAAAGAACATTACTTCTTCTCCCTCTTGGCTCTCTCGACTGCGCTATCAATCACTTCGATAAGCACTGGATTCTCCCTAAGAATAATCTCTGCTCTGCGAATTGATGATGCCACGGTGGAATGGTCGCGCTTAACAACAGCACCAATCTGTTGAAGCGACATGCCCAGTCTATGACGCAAGGTGTAGACCATGATGTGACGGGCGTTAGCTATGGTTGCGGTATTGTTGTAGCCAATAAACTCATCCTTGGTTACGCCAGCCAACTCAGCGAAGGTGTCAATGATCACGTTCTCATCATGATCGTTGCCTTTGCGAATGGTGGCGAAGATGCTTGGCTTGTTATAGGCCAGTCCCTTTTCTCTGCGGCGATTGGCTTCTTTGGTTTCCGCTGCGCTCTTGGCTAAGAGGCTTGCGTACTTCTCTTCGTTTGTCATTGCTCTCTCCCAGAAGGTGCCGGGGCTTTCACCCCGGCGAAGTTGTTAGAATGGGATGTCGTCGTTGAGACGATCTTCTTTGGGTTTGCCTCCGTCTCCGCGCTGGTCAGAGACAGCGAAGGTCATGTAGGGGTTGTTGTCCTTCATGCGCTTCCATGCTGCGAGGCGGCGCTGTTCGATCAGGCCGCTGTAGTCTGGTGCGTTTTCGGATTCCTTCTTCTCGTTGGGGAATAGGGTTCCTACCTTCTCGAAGACTTCGATGATCTGCTTGCCAGATTTCGTTTCGTCTTTGATCAAGACGATCTTCTTCTCTTTGCCAGCGTCATTGAGTTTGCCCTGAAGGATAAGGCGCTGTTTATCAAAGGGCTTGAACGCTGCGCCTTTGTCTGTGTTGTCGTAGTCTGCCATGCTTCTGGCTCCTTGTATGAGATTACCAACCGCTTTCATTTTTGCCTGAGTCTGCTGCGTACTTGTTGCCGTCATATTCCCCAAGGAACACATCGGCATTGAATCCAAGGTGAGACAAAGCCTTGGTCAATCCGTCAGTCACCGACATCTTCGGTGCATCTTCATTAAGCCTTCCCTTCGCTGCATCGAAGAACTTGCGACAGCCGGGAAAGGGGCCGAACACATTACCGGGGCTTTCAGTCCAGACCTCGACATCTGACACAACGGCGGTGTCGCCATTGGACAGGTTCACAAAGTGGGTCTTGGCAACCCAGCCCCAGCCATGACCGACAGGACCAAAGGCTTTGGTCGCTGACTTGACCTGATACTGAGGGTCAATGGACGTGAAGGATCGTGCGCCAAGCGTGACCTTCTTGAGATACTTGGGATCGGATTTAGAAACCTCATCCCATAGGCTCATCGTTGTAGTGTCAGTCATTCTATTACCTCACAGTGAAGAGAAGTGATCCGCTCTTGGACCGCTTGATGGTGAGAAGGTCGCAGTAAACTTCCCGCTCGTTGTCACCGACCATTGCTTTCAGGTCTGACTTGGCGGTGTCAAAAGCCTTAGCTGCGTCTTTGTTCTGGATGTAGTCATGCGCTCGGCTGATGAACTCGTTGTCATGGCTGGCGTCTCGCTTGACCATCTGGTCCACCGGGATTTTGTCGATGGAGATTTGCGGCGTATCGATACCAACAGGCTCTTCATCCCGTAGAACGTAACCCCAGAAGTCCGACACCACCGCCCACATAGAATCGAAATACTCTTCGTTGCGTGAGACATAGGCTGACTCCCACTTGCTGTTGCCAAAGATCACTGAGAGGTAAGCGCCATCTGCATCTGCAAGCTTGGCGTATAGCTGCACCTGCGGCATGTACCGCTCAATGACTGCATCCATAGTGTTGAAGTGGTTGGTGTGTTTGGCCTCAACGATTGCTCGTGAAGCAGTATCGGTGCCGCCCCACATTGCATCGATGGTTCCACGCACCGGGATATTGCCGATGATGTTTTCCAGTGGCAGTTGATGGTGGCCAAGGACGCAGCCGTTGCGCTTCTCGAACCATTTGAGATTAAACTCTTCGGTCCATGAACCAAGCTGAACAGCGATGTTATCGCTCAAGTCTTCGCTTTCTGCTCGTCCAGTCTTGATCTGCCATAGGTTCAGCCAGTCGCCTTCAAGAATGCGAACGCAATCAGACCCGCCGATGAAGCCAGTCCTAATCATAGTATTTCTCCCGTTTATTTTCCCAGTAATTATACTAGTGCGTATGTGCAGCTATGTAAAGATCATACTTGCGAAGCTGATCTTTGGTCACATGCTTGAGAATTTCTGTGCGCCGTGGCTCACGAAGCCATGATTCACAGATCGATTCTCCGGCCCGTACGCGCTTGATTGCGATTTGCAGTGGGTCGATACGCCAAGACGTAGAGTCTGCGCTGTACGAGGCTGTTTGGCGGCCCTGCGTTGATGTTCGCGCTGCGTCGATGAACTCTTTAATCGTTGGCAGGGTGCGACTCTTGGCAGATCGTGAAACCTCCTTCGTAATTGAAGCGAGGAGGTTTCCAATCTGCTCTGCTGAGAGGGGTGATGGCAGGTTGGCGTTGATGGCTTCGATCACATCCATAGCTGACACTTTGGGGTCCACATCCCGAGGCATGTTGAACCTGATGATGATGTCAGACTTGAACCAGTTTGAGATGTGCGAGATGCGTTGGTTATAGTCCATCGAGTGCATCTCCCCAGCCTGACTTGGACTTACGCTCTACCTTCTCAGCCTCAAGGTCGTCCTCCCAACGCTCACCATTCAGCCACGTTGATGCGTGTGGGATAAACTTCTGCTCGGTGCCTGCCTCTGCCACATGCTTGGCGTAAGCCAGTGCTGCTTGAACGATTAGGTTAGGATCGGTTCTCGTTGCTGCTCTAGTGAATGCAGAGCGGGCATCACCCTTCCCAATGCGGCGAGGGTATGCCTGCCAGAAGGCGAGGAAGAAGGGAGTGTCGAGGGGGTGTGCAGATTTTGCCGCTGAAGGAGTAGTACAGTTAGCTATTCTTTTCTTAGTAATATCTAACCTAGTAATATTACTATCTACTTCGTGTGCAGAATTTGCACGGGTATCGTCTTCATCTGGCATGTTACCGAGCAGCAGCTTCGCAAGTATGACCTTTACATAGCTGCACATAAGCAGTAGTGTAATTACTGGGATAACAAACGGGAGAAATACTATGATTAGGACTGGCTTCATCGGCGGGTCTGATTGCGTTCGCATTCTTGAAGGAGACTGGCTGAACCTATGGCAGATCAAGACTGGACGTGCAGAAAGCGAAGACCTCAGAAATAACATCGCAGTTCAGCTTGGCTCACACACTGAGTCGTTC